TTAAACGTACTTGTAAATCATCATATCAGTGTATGAAGTGTTGTAGGTTGGTGAAACACTCATGGTTTGAGTAACAGCGCCATTGAAAGGGTTCTTACCTCCAGTGTTAGTTTCAATCCATTCGCATAGCTCAACTATATTGCTTTTATTGCTGGTGAAGTAAACATAAGAATTATCATACAAGCAAAGCATTACATCAAGGTAATCCTTAAGCTTCCAGTAGTTTTCATATGAAGTGCAATCAGTTGAAAGGTAGGGAGGGTCAATCAGAAATACAACACCCTGTTGATCTTTGAATGCGCTATAAACATTCCGGTAATCATCCCTTACTATCTCAACCCCATTTAAATATGCATCAGCATTATAGTCGCTCATTTTTACCTTATTGTAAAATGTTGACTTACTTAGATCATCAAAGCATTTAACATATTGCATTGCAAACAGCAATGATGATGAAAGTGTAATATAGTCAACAAAGCCATTCTCTTGTTTTATTCGCTTCACGAGGCGTTCTCGCTGGCTGTCGCTTAGCTTTGCATCAGGATTAATGCCTTTATTCAATTCGCGAAGATCGGACAGTAAAACGTTTGTTTTTGGTATGTTTGCGAGCCTTTGACTGAAATTATCATAATCATTGAAAATCACCCGGGCATCAGGATGTATTGACTTGGCAACATGACTCAATAATCCACTGCCTCCAAACAGATCGACATAGACTTTACCAGGATTCTTTTTTATTACTTCGATGAATTGTTTTACAAATCTTCTTTTTTGCCCTTGGAAAGGCAGTGGGGCACTGCTGTAGTTCTTTGTTTTCATGAGTTGTTTTTTTAGTAGTTTTGCAATGTCCAAAAATTAAAAGGTGCAGTAACACCAGTAAGGCTTTATAGGCCTTTGCCGTGGTGTTACTGCACCTTTATTTTGTTGGCCCTGGACAGGCCGCAAAGAGGCAGAGGCCTCCTTTTTCTTATGTGAACTTGAAGGACTCCCCGTCCTTTTCAATAACCGTTAAAAACGGAAGGTCTGCTTTGTCTATTTGAGTAATCATTTTTATAAGGTTTACAGAACCCGTAAAAACAATATACTTTACGTTCTCAAGCTCAATGTGTAGGTCAAGCCTCTGCTGACTTTGTTTGAACTTGCTATCTACCATGCGGTAGTTCAGAACCTTTATTTCACGGTTGAGAATCTTAAATATTTTAATCTTCTCGCCGTCAAACGTCTTTTCCGGCGCCGTGACGTTGAAGTCGGAAAATCTTTTCATTAGAGTTCGATTGTGACTTCCGGATCGGCGGCAAGCAGAGCCTGATGCTGCTCAAGCAAATAACTCACCCAAACCGTTACATGTGTATCGGAGCTTGCAAATATTGCCTTCTTTTTCATGAGCAAATCAGCAAGCCCGGCGTAGATACCTCCCGCAAGTACCTTTACAATTGGCAGCGTGATTTTGATCTTCCCGGTTGCTGAATACAGCGCGTCAACCTCGGCCTTTAAAAGTAAAGCTGGCGATGTTGCAACAAGCTTGCAAAGCTCCCTGTAGCGCTGATAGTCAACATAAGCCTGAACGTCTTTATCAGCGTTAAAGTTATTGATCAGTGCCAGTTCCTGAGCGGTTGAATACTTATCAGCAATCATCGAGGTTACAAGAAGGTTGTAAGTAGGCTCGCCGTTTACGAGCACAGACTCGTAATAATAGTCTGGCTGGCCGTTTTCATCGGTAAGGCTTTCCAGGCTGTGGTTAAAGTGATATTGGCCGTTGCCAAGGTCAAGAAGCCTGGGCGGCAGATGTTTCGCGTTTGTTCTCATTGAGAAGTTTTTTAAGAAGGTTTTTTGAATTGCAATGCATTGCCCAGCCGTTGTAGGCGGCTATTGAAAGATTGCCGCTTATGCCTTTGCGGGCAACATTGCGGGCAAATCTTTGCTTGATTGATTTACGCAAAAGCGTGTGGGTGTGAAAAAATACGTAGCCAAGAAAGTCTATTCCGCGGCTCGAAACCGGGAATATCTGGTAGTTGCTCTTTACGGTTAAATTTAGGTTATTGTTCAGGTAACTTTCAATTTTGGCGAAAAGGGCGTGAAGATCAATTTTGCTGGAGGATAAAATAACGATATCGTCGGCGTATCTGAAGTAATATTTAACCTTGAGCACCTCCTTTACATAATGGTCAAAATAGGCAAGGTAAAGGTTAGCCAGGTACTGGCTGAGGTAGTTGCCGATAGGCAGTCCGGGGGCGCTGTCAATAATCTCATCGAGCAGCCACAGAACGCCATCATCTTTGATCTTACGGCGTATTAAAGCCTTAAGTATGTTATGATCTATTGACGGGTAATACTTCCTTATATCGAGTTTAAGGCAGTACCTTGTTTCAGGCTCATTAACCAGGGCAGCTTTAACCTTCTTTACCGCCTGGTGTATGCCTCTGCCCTCAATGCAACTATAAGTATCGTGGGTAAAAGCCGATACCCATATTTGCTTAACCACGTTCATAACCGCATGGTGAACTATGCGGTCGGGGAAGTAAGGTAGGCGATATATTTCGCGCTCCTTGCCGTTATGATTGATTTTGAATACGTGATATTCTGAGGTGTGGAAGCTTCGATCTATTAACGAACGCTGCAAAGCAAGAAGGTTATCCTCCTTAACCCGGTCATGCTTAATAACTCCGTATTGGCGGCGCTTTCCCTTGCGGGCGTTAGCGTCGGCCAGGATGAGGTTATCCATGCTGCAAAGGGTTTCGTACAGATTTGTAATTCGTTTCATAGTTTTGCTTCTGTTAAGCCGCTATACTTCGCCGTGTGGCTACCATAAAGCGGTTTAAATTTGTCATTTTTTGCCAAGAGGCAGGGTTTATGTTGGCGGAAAATTCATAGCATGGCTGAGACCCGATGTTCGCATTCGTATTCGACGGAGCGTTATTCGTATTCAGGTAAAAGAGGCCCGCATTCGCACCATTATTCGCATTCGCAGACACCAGAGACCCACACCAACATACAACCTTAATCAAAGAACTAAAATCGCCCGGTGCTCCGTTTTCCGGCCTCCGGCGGTTCGCGCTGCGCTGGCCGTGTTACGGAATGAAGCAAGGCCGAGACCCGATGTACGCAAGCGTATTCGACGGAGCGTAATTCGTAAGCAGGAAAAAGAGGCCCGCAGACGCACCATTATTCGCAGACGCAGACACCAGAGACCCACGGATGCTACTACCTGAAGCGGGAATAGATGTATAGAAATAATCTGAGTAGCGCGTTGTTGAGCTGCCGCCGGTTGCCTCTGAAGGAATTGTAAGGCCCTCATCCAATAGGCACCTGGTTATATAACCTTCGTTTCGGGGGAGCAAGCCAACCTGCCTGTAATTTGTGAGTACATCGGCATAATTTGCGGGATTATCACAAATAAATATTTGAGACTGGGCCCCGGCGTCATTGGCCTGTATATTGTAAAGAATTCCGTCTTCCCATTCCCAAATGTGACCATAAGGCTGCTCGACTCCCCGGTAGGATGGAACCGGGACTGTGATATCGCCACCCGTAAAGCCTGCTACCACATAGTTAACAAAGCCTGACTTATTGCCAAGGCTGACAGTACGGCCACACGGGACAAATGGGTAGTATCCTGAAAAGGTATTCCAGTTTGTGGAATTAACGTTTGAAACGCCATCGCCAAGCCCGCCCTGCCGATATCCCTGCGCGGTCAAAGCTTCATTGTACGCAGCTTGAACGTGCCTGTTAGCATACTCAATCATGTAGAGCAGGTTCATCTTTGCGCGGGAAAGGTATGATCTCGCTGACCACTTTGCGCCGTTATTGCGTGCAAAAGCACGGAAGTTTGTAAGGCTGATTACTGTAGCCGGTTTGCCAAGCAGGCTATTTGACTGGACATCCCATGCAGCGTTATTATTGCCCCCACGGAAGTCAGCAGTTGCGTTAATTACGCTCATGAGCTGAGAGGTTGAGCGCTTAACTGCACCCTCAAATGCGCCCAGATACATTTTTCCCGAAAGGGAAAATCCGGCAATTGGGTATTTTGATATTTTGATGCGCCTGATATTGCCGTCAGCCTCAACCGTATAATAAAACTCTGGCATTTCAACCATCACCTGGCCATCTGTGCCATCAAGAACTGCGGCGGCGCCATCTGCTTTAAGCAATGAGTTTGATGGGTTGAGGTAATACTGAACCACGCCGGATGCGCTTAAAATGCATCTCTGCATTTTACTCTGAATTGGAAGCGAGGCATGAAGCCCGAGCCTGCCAATGCGAGTCATTGTTGACGCGCTGGCGGTTTGATCAAACTCAACACCGTACCACTCATTTTCAAAGGAGCTTGAACCATTACGCTCAATTGCTCCCTTATCAAATGCCCCGGATGAGCCAAGGAAGTTGCCGGCAAAGTCAAAGTCGGCCCATGAAAGCTGGCTGCCTGAATCAGCGAGCGGGCTTCCGGCGGCGGGAGTGTAGTCGAAATTTGAGGCATCGGTAAACATCGGATCGCCGGATGCGCTGTTAGCGTCCTGACCATATGCGGCCTGCCATAGTGCGAGGGTAGAATAACCCATTGCAACATTAGCAACCTCAAAATGATTGTAATTGCTTGTAATTGCTGTGCTTACATCGCCCGAAACTGCGTTAGCTCCTGCCCTGGCACTCCTGAATACGTTATTCAAAACCTGATATGAATAGCCGGTAGTTGCTGAATAGCCATGATTGAAATCGTCAAAGGTATTGTTATGTATCCGGGCGCTGCCGGCAACGTTGCTAAGGCCAATGCCGACCCCTTTAAAGATATTCGAGAAAACGTCAATACCGGGAACACTGCGATTGTGAATGCCGAAGCTTCCACCCTCAAAATAGTTTCTTACAAAGAGGCTTGTGTTATTGGTTAAATCCATGTACACGCCGCCCGCGGTTGAATGCATGAAAAACTCATTTTCAATTATTTCTCCGTAGGCATCTCTTGATATTGTTCCGGAGCCACCAGCGCCAAAAATCAGGCAGAATTTATTACCGTGACTCCGGCGGTCAATCGTATTGTTGTAAATCTTAAGCCGCAGGCTCTGGTTAGTGGCCTCCATTTGTGTGAATGAAATCTGAATGCCGTCGCCGGAGCTGAAGTTTTCATTTTGATCAAAAGCGTAGGCAAGGTTCACCCTGTGAATATAGCAGTGTCCAACCTCAACCTCCGTTGTATCGTCAAAATACATCCCGTCCAGGCTGCAATCGTAGACATCAGTTTTCAGAACGCGAACTCCGCTCCAAAATGCGCCGTTTACGCTTGATACCGGGTTTGTGGTTATACCCATCCCAAAGCCATGAAAAGCGCAGTTATAAATTACGCTTCCGGCGCCGTTCCTGATTCTTATTCCGCTTCCCACAAAAAGGCCATTGGCATCTTTGAAGGTTCCCTCAAAGTCGATGTTTTCGATTATGATTCTATACTGAACCTCAAGGAGCCTGACAACGTTACCGCGCGCAATTATGCGCGGGCGGCCCAGGCTTGCATCGCCATATGCCCCGAGCTTACAAATTCCGTTTACGTTACGTAAATTGGTTATTGCAACATCAGGATCATACACGGTACCATACTTCTGAAGGTATGTGTGGTTGCCTCCCAAATTAGCAATAGACACCCAGGTATTGAAGGGGCTGGCCTCAGTTCCGGTACCATTAACAGCAGCTGAGGGGTCTATATAATAGGTGTTTCCGGCCAGTACCGGGGATTGATATATAATATCAACCAGCTTTGTCCCGGCGTGAATATTAATGTATTGAGTTTCGCCCTGAGTGCTGCCTGATGAATCGCTAACCACATAGCGCCATTGCAGCCTCCCGGGCTTTGTACGCGGTAAAATTGCAGTACGCACCGCCGTTGAGTCACCTGCCGGAACCTGGTCAAGGTGAATTGTGTTTGCAAAGTCGCCGTAGCCATATTCAACGAGCACGCTCGTAAGCTTCGAGCGCGTGGTTATTACTCCGACAAGCCCGTATGAATTGCGGTGCGGAAAGTAGGATGACTCCTCGCCGACGATTAATAGGTCGCCGGACTCCTGTATTGTATTAACAAGAACCCACTCCTCCAGCTCACCAACGCTTGCAAAAGTCTGCGGTTCTGTCACCTCCCGGTAATCAATTGCAATGACGTTGCCCGGGTGGTGCTCTTTTTCGCGGCTATTAACGTTGATCAGGACATTATTGCCCTGACTACGCACTAGCTTGATTTTTCGTTTGTTTATTGAGACGCCCCCGATTCGGAGGTAGGCCCCGGCGTTTGCTATTACCATACGCCTTACATAGTTTCTATGTGAAGCTGCAATTCTTCAGCGCTGGTAAAAGGATCATGATCGGCTACTTGAGCCTGAGCAAATGGGATGCTGATGTTATTGTCATCGCGCATGCTGCCAAAGGTGCGGCCTGAAAGGATGATGTAAACCTTTGATTGATCGCGGTCAAGAAACAATATGTTTTCTTTGCGAACTGATACTGTGCCAACCCGCAGCCATGTGGAATCTGATGAAATAGTTGTCATGTGTTTTTTGGTTAAAAGGTTAAACGATTCTGAACAATTCGCTGCTGAAGTGAATATTCCACGACCCGGTGTCGGTGCCCATTCTGTCGATATATACGAGGCCGGCATCGGTAATAAACCATGACGCGATTACTTTCGATGTTGCGGTTGCCGCCGCCATCATGCACACGCCTCGTATTGTTCTGCCCGGGCGATATCCCGCCGGAATTGTAGCTATCAATGTATTATCAGCTGAGCTGACATTTACACGAACTGAAACTTCAATGAATGCCAGTCTGCCCGATTTTATGACTGTTGAGTCGCCGATGGCAGTTATACCCGACTCAATAGATAGTGCCGCTGTTGAGTAGTTATTGTCAAGCCTGGGAACGTCGGCAAAGTCTATTGTTTCAGCCGGGAAAGGAATACCAACCTGCGCACCTACAGCACGCCTGATCTGATATGTTTGATGTGGAGCTAAGTCCTTATCGAGCTTTGCGCCATCAGGGTGGTAGGTTAATACAAAAGCCCACACCGGCGAGCCGACCGGGTCGGTAACCGTGAAGGTGTGCGCTGAAACATGCCAAACCTCATCCTGAAAGAATATGGCGCCTTCAGTGACCGTTGCCGTGGTTCCGGAGTACGTTACGTTGCATCCCCACAAAATCACTGGGCCGCTTATTCCAAGCCCTTTGCAAAGGTCTGCTATTGCAAGCCTTACCGAGTCATCTACCCAGCGTAGGTCGTTTGATTTAAGTGAGAAACCGCGATTGTAATTAGTTAGTAGTTTGTTCATTTCAATAATGTTGAATTGTGAATGTTGGGCCTGCAATTTTGTATTTTCTTACGAGGCTCGAAAGGTAATCAGTGTCATAAACGAGTGTGCCTGGAACAAATATTGTGAAGTCTGAAGTGCCGGCGGCTTCGCTGGAGTTGAATATGAAAACCTCAGGTTCTGTGGTTTCGTCAAGGTTATAAATGTAGGTCTCCTCCTCGTTTTCTGAAATGTTGTACAGGTAAATTTCCCCGCTCTCGGTATTGTCCTCAATATAAATTAGGCTGGTGGTTCCATCAGCATAGTAAAAGTCATTGAGCACATACTCAAGCTCCGCAACCTGGCCGTTATATCGCGCCTCGTATAGCTTCACATCGCGCAGGCTAAGGAAACTATCATAAAGCGAGACAACCGGGCTTAAAAGCGCCTGAAGCCAGGCGAGCATGACCGGCTTGGTCAGGAACCAGGGCAGCAAGTCATCAATCAGCGTATGAAAATTGATATTAAACATTCGCCTGGTAATTTAAGGTTGAGCTAAGCGGGTAAGCCGCATCGATTTTAAAGTACCCCGATTCGGGTATATGTGACACCGGGATGCTTGAATAAGCGGCCACGCCGTATTGATGCTGAGCCGTAACGGAAACGTCATAAACCCCTTCAACCGATTGAATCGCGTCAACAATTGCGGTTATTTTCAACCGGCCATTAAAGGGCAGTGACCTCAAATAGTTTTGAATTGCAAGGTCAACAGTACGCAGTCCTGAAGAAATATCAACTCCGTTTGAAGCGATGATAAGTGGATCGTAAAATATAGCTCCGTCAATTCTCAGTTTGTTGGCGGCGCTGTTAACGATTGAAACTTTTGTGCCGGCATATTTCCGGCGCTGGAGGTAAGCAGTAAATGACGACTCCTGAGGTGAAGAAAGCGGCTCAAGCTCCCCGGCAACCTCGGTGGCTATTTTTACAACCAGCCCGCGTTCGCCCTCGCTTACTGAGCACTGTTTTACAATTAATGCGGCCTCATTAATAGCTGGGTAGCCATATTTACCATTTTCCCACACAAGCGCATCGCCATATTGAAACGCCTTACACATCGCCTGATACCATAGCAGTGTTCCAGGCTTGAGAGTTTCCAGGAGCGTAGTAATTTCGAACCGGAAAAGGTCAAACATGCTTTCAACCGTAAACAGCACAGCGGCTGTCACCCAAGCCCACATCCTATAAATTGAGGTTACTGAAGTGCTATCAAGCGCGTTCAGCTCAGGGGTTGCCTCTTTTTGTGCGATGATGAGGCTGTAAATTGTTTCTATACTTCTTGCCATTGTGTTGTATTTTTTAAAAAAAAGGTCAGGACTCCAATCCTAAGCCCGAAGGCTTGCCCTACGAAGAAGGCAATAATGACGTTCAGCCCGCGAGGGGCTACTCCCATCTGCTTGGTAGCCCTAACCATATTTTTAGTACGTTGTCCATTTTGAAATTACTGCGTTATACCTGTACCTGAATAAAACCGAGTTAATTGATGCAGTTGGCGAAAGCGATACTTTCGTTCTGATCCAAAACTCGTCGCTTAGATCGCCGATTATTTTTTTAACCTGGCTGGTGCTGTCAGGATTGTCGATTACAATTGCAATCCTGAAACTGGTTGATAAATTTTGTTTACCCGCGCATTTGAGGTCATGGCAATCCGAAAGGTCAATTTCATCAGAAAGTAATACCCTTCTGTTTTGCGATATGCTTTGCGCATGAAAATACTCGTACTGATTTAGCGGTAAAACCATTTTTTGTCGGGTCGCAAGGGCGGTTAACGGAAATTCAGTATGCCTACCTGTCGCCGCAAGTTCTGTTACCTCGCTGGATGTTTCTCCAGTGTAAAAATTAAAGCCTGGATACTTGATCCCATTCAAGTGAGGTTCGTGTGCCCATCGTTTTTTAAGGGTATTGTCAAAAAACCTAATATACTGCTTTACCGAAACATTTGTGATTCTTAGCTGTGTGGTACCTGAGGCGGTAAAAACCAGCTCAGGGTCGAAATTTGTAGCTTTGACCCTTGCGCTATAAATCCCATCATCGCTCCTCAGCTCGCCCACGGCGTTGCCGAAAGTCATTATTACGCCGCCGGAGACGTATGATTTTATTTCAAAGGCAACCTCATAATAGCGATAGCGAAAAAAGTTAGCATCTATCCTGGTTCCAGTGCTTCCATCAGCCGCATCGTCAAAATGCATTGATCCCTCATTTATGTTGACATTTTCACCGCAATCCCATTGGGCAGGATTGTCGAAGCCGCTATGCAAAATCTCACTCCCAAGCTCCTCGTTTCTCAACTTACGTTTACTATAGCTCCTGCGCTTGAATAGCCAGACCTCGGGGTTATAATCAAGGAAACGGGGGTTATGGCTTTCCCACCAGCACCTTATTGAGTCTCTGCGTGGACGGTTTTGAAGTGGGTGCTCTAAAAGTCCGCTTTCAAGTTTCAAACGTGGAATTACAATAGCATCTGATGCCGGCGGAGGAGGTGGCGGAGGGTTGACCGTAACGTTATTATTGACAATCAGCAGCGCCCATGCCTGAAGTAATGAATGCAGCTGGCTTCCGAACGGTTGTACAGAAATGATTTCGCTAAGCGTTTGTATTGCCTTTTCAGTCCAGATATTTAGCACGCGGCCCGGTGCAAGCTCATCGGTAACGCTCAGCTCTGGGTTAGCCTGCAAAATCAGGATAACGCCTTCAGCGCTTCCGTACTCCTGCTGGGCTATATCCCAAATATTCTGTCCGGCTAATACCGGTACTAGTTTAATTGCCTGCATGTTCAGCGTCAACCGTTAATTTAGTTTTTGTAATCTCCATTTTACGCAGCTTCAGGTTATCCATTTTGAGTTGTAGCCTGATTGCGCCGTTCAGCTCGTTATTGTCCTCCTCGAGCAAATATTCAGAAAGCCCGACCCCGTGTTCCGGTGCGCGTCTTATATCGCCCGGTGATGCAAGCAGCAACAAAGCAACCTGTTGATTTAGGCAGTCACCAACAACAAAGTCGCCGCCTTCAATTAGCAGGTCGTAATCTTCACCGATCATTATGTCACGCTTTACAATCATTTTAAAAGGGCTTTAAAATCGGTTTTAAACTTATTTACAAGGGTAAGCGTGTCGGGTGTAATTGTTCCGCTGGGTGCATTGGGTGCCAGAACTGCAACCTTCAGCGTGGTAAGTATTGTGGCAAGTGAGTCAAAAAGACCTTTCAGGCTTACCCGGCCTGAGCTTACATCAATTTTCCCGGTTTTCGCGTTAAGCTCCAATACCAATCCGTCAAGATCAAACTTCATAAATTCGGGCTCATCAACTTTAATAAGAACCAGGTCGCGCAGCTTTCCGTTGCTCAGGTCAAGTACTGTAACCATACTACCCTTTGCAGGCTTTATGGTATTTTTGCCCGGGGCTCCGATGCTGAATAACTTAACGCCTGAAATTTCAAGATCGGCAAGCTTTACGGTGCAGTCAGTATCAGTTGATGATACAACTTCAGCGGTGAACGCCGAGGCATCAGGAGCTCCAATTATCTTAATAAGTGCTTCTCTTATTTCCCTGGCGTTGCTCATAACTTTTTACCAATTTTAACAGTCCTTACTCCGCCTGAAGCGCTGAATTTTACCACCACCTCAAGCACATAATAAGAGCCTGATTTATATTCATAATCCAGGTCTTTTAAGTAAACCTTATACCCGGCATCACAAAAAGGAATAAGCCAGCCGGTGAATGATCCCGAGTAGCCTGTGTAACTTTTTACCTTCAGCTGCTCGTTTGCCAGGTTGCGCAGTGTGGCCCGGTCGCTCACGCCATCAATTTTGATTGTAACAGAGTCGCCGCCTTTTTTACCCACTGTCTCGCGGATTACCTTGCCGTCTTTACCCTTGCCCTCAACAGTAACTTCAAATAGGCGATCTTCAGATTTCATATACTCAAGATCGCTGCTTTCAATATTCTCCTGGAATGAGTAAACGGACTCGCCAAATACTTCGGAGTATTGCGGGTGCACATGAAGCACATTTCCCTTGAGGTAAATGTTAGCTTTAATCTCCTCCTGAATTTTCTTCAGTACCTGATAAGCCGTTTCGCCTTTGATGATGTACTTGTCATATTTGAATGAGTAATCACACTCGAGAGTAATATTTGAGCCTGACAGGATATATTTCAGGATATCCGAAACATCAGGGTTCTTGAGCTCCTTGTCAGGTATTGCCTTTTTAAGCGTGAATAATGAGTCTTCGCAGTGCAGGGTTATGCTTCCGCCGTCGGTTGAAATTCTGTCAAGGTAGCCTTCGAATTCGGGTATCAGGTTATTATCATAACCCAGCTCAATCAATACCTTGTCTGAGCGCTTAATCATTTCTTCTACCTCAATAGCTCTGTTGAAGCAATAGCCAGGAAGCGTAATAATTGCAGTATCACTCAGCTTTTCAACCGAGCGCGTAACCTCAACGCTCTCGAGCATTGTAAGCCGATACTTGCCAATTGTTATGTTCCAGGTCATGTTAAACATTATACTTTGATTAGGAGGTTATAAACATCATCAGAATAAGCCCTGATCTGAAATGCCTGGTTGTTTACACCTGATGTTGCCGGCAGATCAAATGCATCAATTACGATGCTATCAATGCCACGGTTATTAATCAGCGTGCAATCCACTTTTATAGCTATTGGAACCTCGCAATATTCCCTGAGCTTGTCAACCTCTTCAGGGTAATTTTCATCATTTGATATGAACACGCCGCTGATTATAATCTCAACATCATCGCTTGTAAACCGCTCTTTGATAGTGCCACGCTTATTACCTTTAGCAACTGTGCGGCGGCTGATTACATTCTTAAAGCTCAGCGATACAAGCGGGTCAATGGGGAAAGTAAAATCAGGGAAACCGGCAACTTTGAATGTCAAAGGGAACTGCCTTGTAACAACCAAATTGCCCGCTGACTGGCCGGAAAACTCAAGCGCCGAATTGTTGGTGCTGTTAATGATCACCACCTTATCCTTAAAAAGGATAGGAGGCAGATTGAAACCCGGTGCAATTACTCTATTGTTTTGCATTAGTTGGTACTGTAAGCACTGTTTAATACTCTCAACATGATTTCAGTTAATTTGCGCTCAGCATCCTCAGCGCTTTCCTTCAGGCCCCCTTCAAATACAATCTTTTCAACCAAATTTTTAAGCGTTATGTGAATTTCAGTATTTCGGGTACCACCTGAAGCGATGTTGCCTGATGCCTCGGGAATGACTCCCCCGGCTGGAGCTGCTGCGCCTGCCGGATTAATTTCAGAACCTGGCACACCGGGTGCCGTTATTTTTGCCGGCTGGCTTCCGGAGGCGTTTACTTTCTTATCTGCAACCTGCTTAACGCCATCCTGATACGCTGCGCCGATTTTCACTCCAGCATCTTTAGCGCTTCCGATTGCTTTTTTAACTGCATCGGCGCCCACCAGATCGCCAACAGCATTTTTTGCAGAATCCCAGGCGCCGGCAAAGTCGCCTTTGAATAGTTTAACCAGGGCGCTGCCGATGCCGGCTATTCCGCTGAGCAGCCCTTTTATTCTGTCGATTACAAAGTCCTTGAGTATTGTTCCGAATTGTTTAATGGTTTCCCAGGCTGCAAGTATTGCGCCCCGGAACCATCCTATTTTTTGCCAGGCTAATACCAAAACGGCAACAAGAGCCACAATTCCGGCAACAATCCACACTATCGGGTTCATAGCCAGGGCAGCATTTAAAAGCCAGGTGGCGCCGGTTAAAACAAGCGTGGAGGCGGTTGTAATGCCGTCCCACAGGGATTTCATCTTTTGGGCACTGGTAACAAATGCAATTCCCTGGGCGAGAGCTGACATTAACGGGATCATCTGCGAGACCGGCTCAAGTGTTTGCATCATAACTTCCATGTATGGAAGCATTGAGCCGGTTACATTAAAAATTGATATTCTGAAGTTGTCAGCCTTAGCCCTAACCCGCTCAAGCATCTCTGCCTTGCTGGCCATGATTATGTTGGCCTGCTCGGTTGCTGAGTTGGTGCCCTGTATTTGCTTTGTGTAGGCCTCCATTGTGTCAATACCCGCGATGAGTGCGGTACCGGCATTGGCGTTTTCGCGGCCAAATATCTCACCTATCAAAGCAGTATCGTTCATGATTGGCTGGAGCATCCGTAAGCGCTCGGCAAAAGTCTTACTCTTATCGCCAAGCCCAACAATGTCGATACCCGCGGCTTTGAGTGCATCGGCAGTTTTTTTGGGCATGAAACGGCCCTGGCTTAAAATGCTGAGTGCATTCCTGATTGCCACGCCGCCTTCAGCTCCTTTTTTGCCTGCCTTGTCAAGAACCTGAATACCTGCATTTAATTCGGCAAATGAAACGCCGGCCATCTTTGCGGCCATACCTGAATTTTCGAGAGCTGATTTTATTGCGGGTAGTTCAGCGCTTCCGACTTTAGCCGCTGCCGACATGATATTCATCATTTCGGCCATTTTGCGGCTGGCCTCAGTGGGATCAGCCAGGGAAACCTGGTATTGATTCATTGCCGTGGTTAGAACCTCAGTAGCGGCAACAGCATCATTGTCCATTGTCTTAGACAACTTTGCAACTGAATCGCCCATTGATGCGAGCGCGGAAGGTACGTTGGCTATTTCGGGGCCTAACTGCGAAAGTATAAGCTTATAGCTTTCCACGCTTTTTGCGGCACTACCACCAAATGTGGTTGATGCTTTACGGGCGCTGGCTTCAATCTCATTAAGCTTGTCAGAACCGAGGCCGGTAATTGCCTCGAGCTCGGCCATTGACTTATTAAAATCAAGGCCGGGTTTTGCCCCGGCCATCAGTGACTGATTCAGCCCCTGGAGTGATTGCGAAAGTTGATTAAATACAATGATCTTACCTGAGAGGCCGGCAAACAATTTGGAGGCATTTCCCGTAGCTTTGTTAAGCCCGTCAACTTTACTGGTGATCTTCGCGGCTGTGTCAGCTGCGTTCCCGGTAAATGTTATAACGTACTTAACCTGCTCGTCCATTGTTGAAGTTTAATTTTTGTTATTTGCTTCCCGCTCTTTTTTTCTTACCCACTCAAGTTCCCGGAACTTCATAGCCCACTGCTCGTCGCTAAGGCTGTCAGGGTCGGGTATGTGCATGTAATAATTTAGCTGGGCATTTACTACACGCACATAGTCCGTTTCTGATACTCCGGCAGCCTCTACAGCTTTACCAGTTCGGCTTCTTTAACTTCGATGAGTTCGCCCAGTACAGCTGACACGCCAAAAAACAGTGCGTCATCTGTCTTGATTTCCTCAGAGCCTCCGAGCCAGCAGTTATTCAACAGCACCTCGTTAAACTTCACCGGGTCTTTTGTGCCAACGGAGCTTGCAAAAGACAAAGTCCTGCGATCTGGTTTTTTCAGGTAGCCAATATGGCCGTCAACTGTTACTGCCCTTACATCGCCATGAGCTTTCTTCCAGGCTTCGATTTGTTCAGGCGTGGCCTGTCCTTTTAATTCTCGCATTTTAATTAAGGTTTTTGATTTTCAATGCGAAGGCAAATAAACGGTAGGGTAACCTCCATAAACTTGTCTCCTTGTTTCAGTTCCTTTGCGTCCTCGGTAAATTCAATACCGCGAAGCTTGTCAACGATAAGCACATCACCGTTGGACGGATTGCCGTAGCAGGCAACGCCATCAAGGCGAAGGCCAAGTATGCTGCCACCGCCGGCGGCGCGAAGTGTCTCCAACTCGCTCTGAAGGCAGGTAATTTCACCTTCATGGCTAATGTTGCCTTTTTGGATGTGCTGAGGCTGATTGCCCTTGCCATACACGGGCTCCTTCTCCTGCTTTGAGCTGTATTTTAAACCGCGGAAACCGGTTAAATCCCTGCCACCAATGGCAAGGGTCAAGTCTGCAAATTCGTATTGTCTTGAATCAAACATTTGTGTGTCTCCTTACTGGCTAATGGTTTTAAAACCGAGTTCAACATCTAAGTATCTGTTATAGCCGAAAGGCTTTATACGAAGTCCAACTTTCAGGTTGCCGGTTGATACGATATTCTGAGTTGTATCAACGATGCATTGCACGCCGGTATCGTTTTGGTTAGCCGGGTCATTGCCCAACTCGTTGTTTGATGTCATGCTCGAGACAATTGCATTTTCTACGAGAGTCTCAAGGCTTTTTGCGTATGCAACGCTTACCTGTCCGGCATCGTTAATAGGAATCTCCTCAAGCAGCTCGCTCAAGCAGGCATCGTATGCAAGCCTGTAGGCTTTATCAACTGTGCGACGGGCTGTGATGTGATTGTAATCATCGGTGGGCAGGGTTGCAAGCGGATCATCGCTGAAGAAATAACCAGCGCGGTTAATGTGGGTGCGCAGGGTGATGTATCCTTTGTCGTGAACGCTGGTAACATCTGCGGTCTCAACCTTAACGGCGCCCATGTAAGCATGAGAAAGCGTTACGACCGGGCCGTCTTTTACGCGGCCAATATTCCGCTGCACGGGGATGGAAGCAAGGCGACCGGCAAGTACACCAATAGCGCAACCGTTTCCGGAGGCTGTATCGCCAATCATAATTCCTACCCTGTTGAGTGATCCTATGGTGAGATCAGGCAGCGTGACCGGGTTGCCCTGGTAATGAAGTCCGGAAACAATGATGAATGCCGGAGCTTTCAAAGTTTCAGCAGTCCATGCGGCTGTGAGCTGAGCGGCTGCACTGGCGGCGATGCTGTCAGCGTCGATTCCGTCAGCTACAACAGGCTCGTAACCTGCCGCGGGTGTGCGGTGAATAAATACGCCCCTGAGGCGTCCTTTTGCCTCGTTAAACAGAGACTGCAAACCGCCTGCAAAACTCAGCGTTGCCATGTTTGTCAAAGTAACGGTGTCTGCATAGCAGCGTAACCAGAGCTCGGTACCCGAAGGTGCCACACTGTAAAATTCGGTAAGGGCCTTAAGCAGCCCGGGGTTGTTTTCCTGGGTAATGCCGAGATCGGTCACAGCCTGATCCAGTGATCTAACCACATAGGTGGTGAGTAGTACAAGCTTACCCACAACCGGATTGGCTGTTGTAAGCAGGGCAAAAACGCCATCTGCACTGGCGGCAACCTGCCCCAGCGCTCCATTGGCGAACAATATCCTGACTCGTGGTAACATTATTAAACCTCCGATTTTAAAATTGTGGTGACTCGTGAATCATTAAGCGTTTCGCCATGTATTCTAGCATGTTGCGATTCAGTAAAGGCAACGCCATCCTTGGTAAAGTAGCATTCCTTAATATTTGGATACATCCCGAAAACATCTTTTGCGCGGCTCTCCAGGGAATCCTTTGCCTCAGGGGCTTTGGTTTCGGGTGCGCTGGTTTCGGGTGCCTCAGCTTCTGGAGCTTCCGGTGCTTCAACTTCGGGAGCCTGGGTTTCCGGAGCTTCGGGAGCTTCCGGAACCTCGGTTTCGGGTGCTTCAGCTACAGCTGCCTCAACTTTTGGGGCTTTAACTTCCGGAGCCTTTTCCGGGGCCGTTTTTGCGGCTGGTCTTTTCTTTGTGCTCATGAGAAAAATTGTCGTTTAATGTACAATGAGAGAATTATAATCAGCAGCGAGCTTATAATCCAAAAACCGGTTATCTGTCTGCGCTGGGAAGTGGTAAGCTGGTTGATGTATTTTGTTTCCTTAACCTTGCGATCGCGGTATGTTATTTCTGTTTTAAAGGCCTTTTTAATGCGGTTGTAAACCTCCAGGGAATCAACCTCGCATTTTGCGGTAAGAGTGTTACCAGTGATTGTAACCGTGGGTATGCCTACCTTTTGCCCGGCTTTGTATCCTTCAACCTGGCGGATCAATGCCTGGCCGTGCTCGTTGCATTCTATGTACAATTTTATCCAGGAGCTGTCTCCGGCCCGTTTGGTAAAAAATGTGCTGTCGCTGTCATAAGTATTGGCCGTGCTGTTAGTACTGTCCGATGAGGCAGTTGCCGGCGGGAATTTTGAATTGCATCTCCTTTCGGAAACGCAGCCGGTGAATATGAGTAACAGGGCAATTATGTACAGCTTCATTTTATCTCCTCCCTTAATGGGTTCAAAAGTGATTCATCAATATCAAGCTTTTCAAGGGCCACAAGAACATCCCTGATCGCTTTCTGCATTCTGTCCAGTTTCCGGGAGACAACCTCCCATTTTTTTTTTAGCTCGGCGTTTTCTTCATTCCGGACAAGCACCTCCTGAACAAGTTCTTTATTCTGCGTAAGCAGGCTGTTGACCGATTGCAGCATTTCATTTACCGATGCTGTTACTAGCTCAACATTGCCTTTTTCAACCTCTGTGGTGGCTTTGCGCCTTGTTTGCTTCAGGGTCAATAGAGTTACTATAATTCCGGTACCAAAGGCCAGATTGATTATTGCAAGGGCTATTTCGAGTACGCTCATTTATTTGATGTTTTTCTGGGGAACTCCAATTTCACGACACCAGGCCGGAACATTAAATGAAGGGCAAGCTTTATTTGCAAACTGATAGTGACCGGCCACCTTAACATGCGGAAAGCGTTTAATAAAGTCAAGGACATCTCTTTTCAGAGACTCGCGCTGCCCTGGTGTACGGGTGTCTTTTGCGGTCACGCCATCTTTAGCAACGCCGCCGGCATAAACAATATGGCGTGCAACCGAATTGGTACCAGTTGCGCCGTTGGTAATTTCCCAACCGTCCACATAGGCATCCTCATTATTTTTTACCAGGCGTTCTACCTTGCCGTCTAAATGATACATATCTGTATAGCCTACCTGCCTCCAACCTCTGCCGGCGGGCTTTGGTGTGAGGTGCATACGGCGAATATCCGCACCGCTTACTTCCCTGCCTTCAGGGGTTGCGGTGCAATGAATGATCAGGAATTGAATCAGCTGTGCCATTTGTGGTTGGTTTGAAAAAACCGTGCACCGAAGCGCACGGTTTTTAGTCTGTCAAAAATTTTTGTTATACCTGTGGTGAGTAAATTGCAGCCTGTAATTTATTCCTGAAAGGCAACGCAAGGAAGCGTTTCTGGAAGTTGATAACATCACCCTTCTGGTCGGGATCGTTATATTTTGCAAACACTGCAACTGAACCGTCGGCTTTCATTACCTCATCGCGTGACCAGACAATTGAAGCCTGTGTGTCAGTTCCTGCCGGTGCGGCCTGGAATGGTACCTTAACACCGGTTGCGGCATTCCAACGTGGGGTTTGTGAGTTGGTAAACAGCTTGAATCCGAAAACCATACCTGAAGCAATTATCTCCTTGTAAAGTTTCATATCAGCGGCCAGCAAATCGGCCTCATGTAGTGGGTTCAGCATCATAGCCATTGAAGACATGTCAACATCAAGATTCACAAGTGCGGCTCTTAACAGCAGAATGTCCTCGAAGGTTAGCAGTCGCCTTCCGTTAACAAGTGCTCCTGTGGCAGTCAGTACTGGCGTAAATGCTCCGTTCTGTGTTGGTGCCCAAAAATGTGCGGCAAGCTGGATTGAACCTTTTCTTAGCGTGTTACGATGCCCACGTACAACTGACTCCATTTTGTTGTAGGACACTTCCATTTTCTCCAGGTTTCGAACTATAGTTGAATCTGTGTCAAGGGTACGCAAAACAAGCGCGAGGGGAACATCGGTGCGGGTGGCAGCGTTAATAGGGTAAATTGCGTTATCGATCAGCAAATTCGGATCAACTCCGGCTTCAGCGAGATTAATGGTATTGAATTCTACCAGTTCGCTCATGTCTTTCGACCAGTTCAGAAAATCGCCATTAGGATAGAACCCTTCCATCAGGACGTCAGTCCAGATTTCTTTTTGAATTCCGGCGAAAAGCAGACCAGGGCTTGACTTCATTGCTGAAAGCATTGTCCCTCCGACAGCTGAAGCGGCCATTACTGGCAAGATCGAGAAGCCGGAGAAGCCTGCAAATAAAAGAGCAACAACCATGTTGAACATGAAGTTACTTAAATTGAATTGTTTTTTCATTGGTTTGTGAAAATGTTGGTTAGTACTTGGGTTTGTAATCGGCTTTGAGCTGTTTGAACCGCTCAGGGTCTGTTGTCTCCATTGCTGTGAGCTCGGTAGGGGCTTCTTTCAAGAAACGCATGTAATCCCATCCCTCACGATCGACGGGGGCTTTGCCACCACCTGCGGGTTTGGTCTTATCGCTGAAGGTCTGTTTGCCTGGCAGGGCGTCAAGAAGGTCTTTAGCCTGTTTGTAATCACTGGTGGCAAGTTTTACAAAGCTTTCTTTTTTGTCAGCTGTAATTTTGCCCTCAGTAACTGCCAGCGTTACAAGTTCATCAGCCTGTTTAGCAAGATGAACCTTAAGGTCGTTTTCCGCTTTTTCCTGGGCGGTTTTGGATGCGAGTGCAGTTGCGCTCAGCTCCATGATTGCTGCATTGAGATCAGCAACTTCCGGGTCTTTTGAAATGTTGAGCGCTTTTGCAGCCTCAACCGACAACGTGATTTTTTCCACTGTGGTTTGTTTTTGGTTTAAGATACTCTCTAGCGAAAGTTTGATTTCATCTGCCTTCAGTATAGTCTTACCGTCTGAAGTATAAAGGCGAAGGGCCGCTTTGTTTGATGGCACGCCAACCGGCGAAGCTTCGAGAAGCTCCCACTTTGTGACAACGGGTATGTAGCCCATGCCAACAATTTCGCGCATTTCAGCATCATTGATGATAATGCCCATCGATGCACCTTTTACAAAGCCTCTATCGACCTTTCCAGCAATTTTAGCGGCGTCCGGATCTTCCATATCAAATTCAGGATCGGCCTGCAATGAGGCGCCGTTGATAGCCAGGTTAGCCCATCTGCCGATTACGCTCATTACACTGGTGTTCTGATGCGAGTCGAGCATTACAGGGTTTTCCCTGAACCGGTCAAAGTTGCCGCCCTGGTTAAGTATTGCGAACCCGTGCGCGGTTACTGTGTTTTCATTATTTAAGACAAAAGCTGGCATTTGAAGTCATTTAGGAACCGCAAAGCTATCTCGCGCGTCAGTCCGTTCCAAATATCTGTACAACTGTTACATACATCCCTCAAACATTTGGATGATAATTATTATTTGCCCGCCTTAAAGTTCAATTTTGCACATCAATAAAGCAATTTATGGCAAAACTTAAACAGGTGAAGGCAAGGAACCCGGAGCAATATGAATATGCTTACATGCTATTCATGCAGGGGGTCGCGCAAAATGAAATCTGTACGCGTGTAAAGATTTCGGCGCCAACCGTGCAGAGCTGGAAGGAGTCGGGCAACTGGGAGTCAAAGAGAGCCTCACGCACAATCAGCATTGATGACCTGGTTCAAAAGTCGCTAAGGGTGATCAGCGATATGCTTGATAACCGTGAGAACTTTAGCGCCGATGCATTTGCAAAAGCTGTGGCCCAGCTCAAAACGCTAAAGACCCATAATACTGTTGATGACGACATCAATACCTTTATGGACTTTCAGGATTACCTGATGCGCGAGCGGAGCAACAACCGGGATATTACCGATGAATTTATAAAGCTCGCAACCAGGCTTCAGGACAGTTACATTCAATACCGGCTCGGCAATGGCAAACTACAGAAATAACAAGGAGCTTTGGAACCGCTGGGTTGACCGGGTGCAATGGATCAGCTCCAAGGATTTTTCTTTCCCTGAAAGCGAGTCTGATAAAACCCGCCGCATTGAGCGTGCCAGGAAAGATTACCAGTTTTTTGTTGAAACCTATTTCCCGCACCTGGCTACAAAGAAGTGCGGTAAGTTTCAGATTGAGGCAGCTGAATACCTGCTGAAGCATAAAGATACAAGAGCGCTTTTTGAGTGGGCCAGAGGTCACGCAAAAAGCTCGCACATTAGTCTGCTCATTCCACTATGGCTGAAAATACAGCAGCCCCGGGAAATTAATGTTATGGTGCTCGTTAGTAAGTCGGCAGATATGGCTATCCGATTATTAAGCGATCTCCAGGCTGAGCTTCAGTACAACATGGCATTTATTAAAGACTTCGGGGTTCAGGTAAAATCAGGTAGCTGGACTGAAGGTGAGTTTCATACAACAGATGGGTGCTTCTTTATTGCGCTTGGTCGTGGTCAGAGCCCCAGGGGATTGAAGGATAGAGGCAAGCGCCCTGACTATATTGTGCCTGACGATATTGATGACGATGAGCTTGTCCGCAATCCTAAGCGCGTGGGAGATGCGCTCGAATGGCTGTTAACTGCGTTGATCGGAACCATGGCTATGGGCCGCGGAAGGTTGGCAATGGTTGGCAACCGAATCGGGAAGGACAGCATATTGAGCCGCTATGCCGAAAGACCTGGAATTTATCACACAATTGTAAATGCCCTGGATAAAAAAGGCCGGCCAAGCTGGGCTGAGAATTATACTCCGGATGAAATAAAAAAGATGCGCGAATTCATTGGAGAGCGCAGGTTTCAAAAAGAGTACATGAACAATCCTATAAATGAAGGCACTGTTTTCAGAACTAAGGATATCAGGTATGGCAAAATGCTCGACCTGAAATTGTACCGTACCCTTGTTTGCTACACTGACCCTTCATTTAAGAACTCAACCACTGCCGACTACAAAGCCACCATGCTCATCGGCAAAACGCCGGAGGGTGTATTCCATATTATCAAAGCATTCGCAGATCAGACCTCCGTAACGCAAATGGTTGCCTGGCATTATTCGATTATGGATTTTGTTGCCGGCAAGGTTCCAGTGCTGTACTACATGGAGGCTAACTTCATGCAGGATTTACTTCTTGACGAGTTTAAAACCGTCGGAAACATCACCGGGCATCAGATTCCAATCAGGGGCGATATGAGGGCGAAGCCTGATAAGTTTGCCAGGATTGAAGCAATGTCGCCGCTCTTTGAACGTGGGCTGGTATTGTTCAATGAAAAGGAAAAAGACTCCCCTGGAATGATCACCCTGAAGGATCAGCTGCTGATGTTTGAAAAAGGCGCCAAGAGCCACGACGATGCTCCGGATGCTGTTGAGGGTGCAATATGGATTTTAAGTAAACGGTCGCGGGCATCAGATGCTCAATACAGGTTAGGAATGCGGGAATCACGTAAATTTTAAACAATGAATAAACAGACTTTAAAAGCCGTTTTAAAACGATTGCAAAAATCAACTTTCGCCAGGTTGCTATTCTTTATTCTCCTGATTATTTATAAAATACTCAGGGTTACGGTTATATACTTTTACTCAAAATACATTGAGTATTTGCTGGAGCAAAAAGTTAAAAAGGCGGTAAGGCTTTCAAAAATTGAAGATCGGCGATACATTGTTACTACCTTTTTTGGCCGCCCTCAGTACTACACAAAACAGTCGCTGAAGAATGCAATTAAACGCCGTAAATTCAAAAAAGGCGTTACCATTCAGGACATTGAAAAACACGCTTATTTCGTCACCAAATAACATCAGATATGTTTATAACGCCTGAAGAAATGAACACAGTGGTATATCAATACCAACTTGAAGAAATTACCGAATCAGACCCCGATATCGTTCAATTGGCTATAGACGCCGCCGTGGAAGAAATGAAGAGCTACCTAAACCCCACCGGGCAGACCCGCTGGCGTGATGGGCGACCACGGTACGATATCGGGGCTATATTCGGCGCAGCCGGTGCCGATCGCAATGCGATTGTGCTGGAGCTATGCAAAAGTATAGCGCTGTATTATGTTTGCCGCCTGGCGAATGTAGATATGATACAGGAGCGTATAAAGGAGAGGTACGACCGGGCCATTGACTGGCTCGAGAAGGTGAGCGGCGTGGGTAAGTATTCCGATGGCCCGGCCATTGCGCCTGACCTTCCAATAATGGTTGTAACTGATGATGAGGTTCCAGAGTCCTTCCGTTATGGAAGCCGTGAAAAATTTAACCATGATTTCTAATGAAAAGAAAGACGAATCTTAAGCAGGCTAAGCCTAGCAGCCAGCAGCCGGTAGTAAGCAAACGCACTGAAGGCTATGTTACTCAAATAGCCCCAAAAACAATCAGCCGCACCCGGCAGGATATTGCAACCTGGAAGAGAGCCATGGCGCAAGCCGATAATGTTGACATGCCTAAACGGGTTTTGCTGCATAAGCTATACAAGGATATCATGCTTGATGCGCTGCTTACATCGCAGCTTGAGGGCAGAATCAATGAGACCGCATACGCATCTTACACAATCCGAAAAGGGGAAATCGTTGACGAGGCGAGCAAAGCATTATGCATGTCTCGGCCCTGGTTCAGCGATTTGATTAAAACAATAGTTGAAACCCGGTGGGTGGGCACCACTCTGGAAGAGATGCTGACAGACAAAAACGGGCTTTTAAAACCGGTAGTAATTCCCAGGCAAAACGTAATTCCGGAAAAGGGAATTTTACTGCTTGACGAAACCGAAACCGCCGGTATTGATTTCCGTAATGTGAAGGAGTACGGAACCTGGTTATTGGAGTTTGGGAGGCCGGACGATTATGGACTTTTAAACAAGCTTGTCCCGCTTGTATTGTTCAAGCGCTTTGCCATATCATGCTGGAGTGAGCTATGCGAAATTTATGGCATCCCTCCACGGGTGATGAAAACAAACACTCAAGACCCGCAGATGCTCGACCGGGCTGATCGCATGATGAGGGATATGGGTGCAGCTGCCTGGTTTATAATTGATGAAACCGAGGAGTTTGAGTTTGCAAAAGGCGCTGATACAAACGGCGATGTTTATAGTAACTTTATTCGGCTATGTAACAATGAAATTTCGATGCTCGTTTCAGGCGGCATCATTGGCCAGGATACCAAAAACGGAAACGAAAGCAAGGAGAAGGTTACCGTTGGCCAGCTGATGAAGCTGATTGAAAGCGACAAGAGGCTTGCTGAATCAGAGTTAAACTCGGTTGTGCTTCCGGCGCTGGCCCGGATTGGTTTTCTGCCTGAGGGCCTTACAATTACTTTCGACCCGCAGGAGGACACTGAGGAGCTTTACAAACGCACCATAGGGTTCCTTCAGTACATGGAAGTTGATCCGGAGTGGGTAAAGCAGAAATTCGGGGTTGAGGTTACCGGAGTAAAAGCGCCAGCGGCCCCAACCGGAAATTTTCAAAAGGCCCCGAAAGATTAAGCGCACAGCTGGCGGGGCTTTACAATCAGACGTGCGATTGCTGCGGAGGAATGGTAACGCTTGCCGCTCCCGGCAAAAAAAATACCTTCTTAAAGTCCATTTTCAACCAGGCCGTTAAGCACCTGCATAGTGTCGGATCGTACAATCCCGACATGCTTAGCGATGCTCCTTTTGTGGCTGTTATTAATGAGACCAACCGGGTTCTTTCTAACGCGCTGGATGAAGGTATCCTGGATAATAGCCCGCCCGCCGAAATGGTTCGCAAGCTGAAGGAGGATGTTTTTATTTTCTCAGCGCTGAAAACCCATGCTCAGCTGAAGGAGGCGTCAGAACTACTGCTTAACGCCGATGGCACAATCAAGATGTTCAGCGCTTTCAAGCAGGACGTTTTAATCGTGCATAAGGCGTACAATATTAACCACCTGGAGGCAGAATACATTTTCGCGGTTTCGGGGGCAGAAACAGCCGCGCAATGGCAGCAGTGGCAGGAAGACGGCGATCGCTACAATCTTCAGCTGAGAACTGCCGGCGATTCTAAGGTGCGCGATTCACATGCCGTGCTCAACCTTACAACGCTTCCGGATGACGACCCGTTCTGGGATTTATATATTACTCCCCTGGGCTGGCGATGCCGGTGCAGAACCATACAGGTGCGCAAGAATAAGTATCCCGTTTCCGACTCGCTTGCTGCAATTAAAAAGGGCGAATTGGCCACAACCAGGATTGATAAAAACGGGCGCAATGCTGATGAAATATTCAGGTATAATCCCGGCAAAGAGCAGGTAATATTTCCGCCAAAGCATCCCTACCGGAAAGTGCAGGATGACGTTATTACCAAGGTTCAATCGATGGTTGAAAAATGAAAAACTTTTACAAAAACATAGCCTCCGATTTGCGGGTTGAGCTGCTCGACGAGTTCGACCAGAACTTTACCCGGAAGGCTTTTTTTGATAAAGCATGGCCCGAGGTTATGATGCCAAATAGGCGGGGCACATTAATGATGCGCTCCGGAGCGCTCAGGCGCAGCATCAGGGCGCAATCAATTCCAGGGGGTGTTGGGTTCTCGAGCTCGTTGCCTTATGCTAAGATTCAGAATGAGGGCGGCACAATTAAAGTCACTACCAAAATGAAGCGTTTCTTTTGGGCCATGTATTATTCAATTGCCGGGAAAACAGTTTTCAGCATCAAAAAAAAGCAGGCGGCAAACACGAAAAAAAACAAGGCACTTTCTGTTGAGGCCGAATACTGGAAAGCCCTGGCATTAAAAAAAGTGGGTAGTAAGCTTACCATTAAGCAACGGCAATTCATTGGCCATCACCCGCAGGTTGATATTGCAGTAAGAAGGGTTATTGACGATAACTTTCAGGACGTCAAAAAGGAAATTAAAAACACATTCAAACCATGATCAACGACATTTTAACGGCCATTGCCGCACGCCTTGGAACCGAGGTTCCGGAGCTGAAGTATATTGATGAGGACTGGGGGCAGCTTGATGACTACAGCGATAACCCACCGGTTAAGTTTCCGGCTGCATTAATCGAAATGCAGCAAGCCGCCTGGCGAAATCAAAGCACCAAGGTTCAGGACGGTACTCTCAACATCAGCATAAGGGTTGCCGATCAGCGGCTATCTAATACAAACCTGAGGGCGCCGGCACCGCAGAAACTAAATGCCGCGGCAATATGGCTGATACAGGAGAAAATTTACAAGGCGCTGCACACCTGGAGGCCGGTCGCTTATCCCGACTTTAGCAGCCTTACCCGGGTGAGCTCGCGCAAGCTCAAGCGCGATGATGGTGTAAGGGAGTTTGAAATGATTTTTACCACGGTTTATGTTGACAAGGCCGCTGTAATTCTGCCCGAAATGCTTGCCGATGTGCCACGGGTTATCGGCATAAACGAATAAAAAAAAGCCACCCCGGGGTGGCTTTTTTGTTAAGTGGTTTGAAATTAATCAAACAAAGTAATCTGTGGTTTTTCGTTTTCCATCTGCTTGAGCTCCTTTTCAACCGGCGTTGCCAGGTAGTTGTAAAGTGTTGAAATTGACATTGGGTAATATGGTTCTATATAAGTGCGAAAAACGTAGGCGGTTGATACTCCCGGCTGTTTATGCTTTTTGTAAAGCTCAACAACAAGACGAATTTGAAGTAATTTGTTTTTCTTGTTATAGACCATACGATTACACAGTTTGTTTGTCGATTTCGCTGATGATAAAGAATGCCAGGTTGTTTTCGTAAATGGCGAATACCGCGAACTCAGTATTGTCGAGCACGTTATATAGCGCCCTGGCCTCGCTCATTTTTAACGTAAGGTTTACCTTCAGCTGGCCGCTGAGCATTTTTGTGCGGAGCTTTTCACTGAGCATGTAGGCGTCGTAAAGATCGGCGAGCTCAAACAAGCCTTTTGCCTTTTGCCTGCTTACATAACTCTGCACAATTACTGCCAGGCTCCGGAGCTGGCTGATGGTAAGTTTAAGCTTTACCTTGCGCAGTGCCGCTGTAATGCCTGTGAGCGTTTCAGCTGGCATCATATGCGCGGGCAAAAGGTTGCCGGTTGTTTGGATTGAGTATTCAGGGGTTGGTTCGCTCATTGGGTTGGGGATATTGATCTTCTGGGTACCCCCAGCAGATTGTTAGTAAAAGCCTGTCTTTTTCCCCGCGCACATTGTAATGCCAAACTTCAACTGAAGTGCAATCCTCAGTAAAGGCGACTCTATAAGCATGGGCGGGGTTTATATGATTTCTTGCGCTCATTTCGGCTATTGAGTTTTCGATATACCTTTTAATCGCGTGCAGATCATCACAAAAATACATTGCCTCTTTTGCGAAGCTCCGCACTGTTAAACCTGTGTAGGTATCGTCCTCTGAAACTATTGTTATGGTGGCGTACTTCATGTTTAGCCCTCCTTACTTATATCAAGCAGCCCCGCAAAAGCTCCGTTCCATGGGCGCGTAAAAACGGCGATAAAAGTTTCAATTTCCTGCACACTTTTAAAGTTGAGCGGAATAGGCTCCATTAGCTCAGGTATGTATAGGCTAAAATCAAAATAAGCGTCCATGCTCAGCGATATTTCATTGCCGCTGGCCTCCTTATTGGTTAGGTCAATTTCCTGCCAAAAGTCGCGGGGGTCTTCGCCGCTACCTTGCTTTTTAAATCCCAGCTTTGTTAACTCAGCCTCGGTTGGGTAAATTTTAGTTCTATCTGCCATAGTTAGCCCTCCACCTCAAGCGCCTCAATGTCGCTTATTTCATACTTCATTGTTAACATTTCATCCCGTGTCTCAAAATCTACCTTGCCGCCGACTTGTAGATCATCCACGTTTACAACAGTGCATTTGCACCATATTTCAGCCTGAAAAGGTTGGCAGTCTACAACCTTACCCGTAATTATGTCAACGTCCCAGGTCAAAAAATCCTGTCCGTGATCTTCAAAATGAATTCTGAATATTTTCATGGGTTTAAGGTTTACCATTGTTAATAGTATCCCTCATCACCATACCCTTGCGGGCTTGGCTCCGGGTGTTTGGCTTTTCATCCTCAGGCTTTTCGCAAGCGGCCATTAATGTCAGTGCAATTAACAGTGTAATCAGTTTTGTTTTCATGGTTTTTGTTTTTAAAAGATGTATTGTTTAAAAGTTAATTTCACATCAGCTTTGATGTTGTATTTTTCAAGCTCCTTTATAATTTCAGCCTTTTTAGCCTCGATATCATCTGTGTATATCTCACATTCAATCGATGCATCGGGCTGCAATTGAAGGGTAATGCGGGTGATGAGCTGTATTTCCATTAGGGCTCCCCAGTTATAGTTACCATTACCTGATCATCGTCGCCATTGGCCTTGAGGTGTATTACATCAATGCGCTTCCCGGTTTCGTTAAGTGCAACCCTGTAATGCTGGTCAGTTGTTGCATTGTTGCCAGTTTTGATTTTCTCTAGGCGGAATATGATGCCTCGAAGTATATCGCTGATATCATCATTAAATTCATAAGCTTCTTTGCAGGCTGCTCTAACCTCCAGTGCAAGCCTGCCAGGCAAATGTTTTAATGTGGTGTAGGTAATTGAGTGGGTAGCCATTTTTTCAGGTGCTTTAATTGTTCCACAATTCAGCATTCAAATAGGTCTCAGCGTATTTTTTAGGTACACCCGGCAGAATGCTGTTTTCGTACTTAGCTATAAAGTAGTAGGCCTTAGCCTGGTCGGTTACACTGAGCCGGTTCCATTTTGCCATGGACTTCTTACGCGAGCTCCTGAGCTTTTCGTTATAGCGATTCCAAAACAAATCGAAGGTGATCGTAAAAGGTATTTCGGTGATCTTCGCGCTGATGCTTTTTGTGACCAGGTTGTGAAGCTCAGCCAAATCCCTGGGGAGGCTCTTAAGTAAGAATACTTGCTGTGGCTCGCTCAGCTGGGCTCCGCTTGTGTCGAAGCTCTCGAGCAGGTTGAAGTCATTAAACACAAATACCACTTCACCTGTAAATGATTCGCTGGTTAATGAGTATCTTTTCATTGCCCGCCTCCCATGAATTTACCCACGTAAATGTTAAGCTCCGGGATGTCCATGTTTTTTGCGATGATTACTTCGAGCATTGCGCCTTTGCTGGTGTCCCATCCGGGAAGCTTAACATATGCTCCGCAATCGAGCAGGCGGTTAATGCAAATCTTCATTGCAGCGTGCCATGAGGCGTCGCTAGGTACAAGATTCAAAGGGTTAACCGGAACCATGCCGACTTCCTTTATAGTTAGCTCCGCTTTTGCAAAGGCCTTCATTGCCTCCGGGCGTTCAATGCCCGTTACCGGCCCTATTATGTAAATATGTTTGTTCATTTTAGTAAGAGGTTGTTAGTAAAACAATTGCTGTCATCTCAAGTACTATGATGCCGATAAACAGGTAAAATGCTATCCGGGTGTCCCTGTCTTTTTTGGGTTTAGTTTCCATGTAAGATTGTTATGGCGGG